ATAAGAGATATGTTGTTCCTGATTTAGCCCGTATGTGTGAGGAAAAGCATCTAGAATCAGACCATGACTTACGCTGACGGGCAGTGCGATAAAGAACCAGTATTTAGCTGGGAAGATTTTATTGACCCAATCAGTGGAGATTTTAAACCAAGTTTAGCCAGACTTTCTTAAGTAGAACAGGAACAATATTAATATGCCATCACCATACGACGGACCGGGTTCATCAGGAGTAGGCGATAATACTTATGGCAGAATGATGGGGCTGGGCCGCCGCAATAGCGGTATGAGCGGCCGACAAATGCGCCAGTACTCGCAGCTGCGTCGTGATGAAATGTCTCACGGTGCTTGGCTTCAAAATCAAAACGCTGCTTTGGCTTTTAATCGTGACTCAGCTCGTATTGATGCTAACGTGCAACAGGCAGACTGGACTGCTGAACGTGGAATTGACCAAGGTAAGAGGTACGCCGACGCGGTCCCACACGCAACTAGCGCTGACCTAATAAACAAAAAATTTGGGTATGACCCAAGGTTTGCTCCAGACAAGTCTACGGATACTGGTACTCCACCTCCTCCTCCTCCGGGCGATACTCCACCTCCTCCAGGAGGAACTGGTACCCCGCCAGTTAGAAAGAGCGGAGCAACAAAGAGAGACGTAGAAACTGCAATTAGAAAAGGGTTTATAACTGCAGAAGAAGCTAACGAGCCAGCTGAAGACGGTAAGTTGATGAACAATGCTTACACAAGGTCTTACGCAAAAGCTGCTTCGTCATCTCCAGATAAAACAGCTAGAGGTCGACAATTCCAAGGCCCACAAAAGGGCGGAACTCCAGCAGGCTCACCTGCTGTTAATTATGATGCAGCCCCTAAAACACCACCACCAGTATTCTAATAAAGAAAAGCGTTTACTAGACAAACCTAGCGAACGCGATTTTCGTGATTCGCTTACTAGAGCTGTTGGCGCTACCCAAGGGCAAGAAACGCAAGCCCTTCAATGGAATCGGTGGTCTCCTTGAGAAAAAAAACATTTGATACCGATGCAAAATTTAAGCCTGTCACAATTAGAGACAGTAGATTTGGCATACGTAAAATCTATTTAACTAAGAACGAAACACCTAGTATTGGAACTTATAGTCGTCCTGGCAAGGGACCTAACGGAGAGTCATCGAATTAAGCCTGACAACCCCTGTATTTCCGTTAGACAATAGCCTTTGCGCCTCCGATATCAGGCGTTAATACCACTCTAGAGAAAAAAAGGTAAATAATGTCAAGTTACAATTCACCACTACCGGTGGGTGCAGACCAGGCTACGGGCGCTTACGCCATTGCTATTGGTGACACCGCAGCCGGAACTAACAACGTTGGTAACCGTACAGATTCTGCAGGAAACGTAGCACCTGATTTTGTATGGGGCAACTTCCCTATGCAACCAAACGATGAGCGCACCGATGGAACTGTTGTTGCAAACGTAGCAGCAAACGCATCTCAAAACTACAATTGGTCTGGTTACTCAACCAACCCAAGCGCACGTTTAACAGCTTCAACTGCTAACAACCACACAGTGGCAGAAGCTGAATGGAGCAACTACCCATCGTTCACACCAGGCGTAGGTAGCTTTATGATTACAGCAGCTACAGGTAACGGAACAACTGTCACCTACACATCACAGAACAAGCTTGCAGTTGGAGACGTTGTAAACATCACAGGTCTTACAGCTTCAGCGTACAACCTATCTTCAGCAACAGTTGCTTCAGCTGATAACCTTAAGTTCACAGTAACAAATGCAGCTAACGCTGGTGAAATTACAGGCCAGTGGTACGGCAAGGTTGAATCAACAACTGCTCTAACAGCAGCTGATGGTGCTGGAATTGGTTACATCAACGTACCTTCAGTACTTGGTGAGACAACAGCACTAGCCCTTGACGAGCTTAAGGATGCTGGTTACGAAGCAGCTAACATCACTACCGCTTCAGCAGCATCAAACGTAGGTAAGTCTGTTACAGCAGCATCTCGTACAGCAGGTTCAGCAGTTATTTCAGTTACAGCAGCAAGCCACGGCTTTGTTGCAGGTAACAAGGTAACGATTTCTGACGTTTCTGGTGGAGATGGCGTAAACGGTACTTGGACAGTTCTTGCTGTTACAAGCGCAAACGTGTTCACAGTAACTGGAACAGCAACTACAGTACAGGCTCTAACAAGTCTTGCTGGTGTTGTTTCTGGCGTTGCTGGAACAATCAAGACTCAGTCAGTTGCAGCAGGCACAGCTTCAGTGCTTTCAACAGCGACAATTACAATCACACCATTCGCAGCAGCTTCATAAACTCAACACAAACAAAAAGCCCCCAGCCATTGGCTGGGGGCTTTTTGGTTTGAATGATTAGTGTAGTCCAGCAAACTCCTTTAAATACTGCTGGTATCTTTCTCCATTGTTCTGGCCTGGAACGATTTTCCAGGAGGACCAGTCTTCGCCTCCTCCAGTCATAAAGAACGCAATTTTTGCGTTAATAACCGGGTCGAAGAGTTGAGTGTTTGATTTGAGGTTAAACTTCTTCCTACGGTCAAATCCCAAACTATCAATCATGTTAATTTGAAATATGCCGTAAGAATTGTCACCTGTATCTCGGTCTCCATTGTGGGCTAAGGGGCGGCCGTTAGACTCTTTTTTAGCTACCGCATAGGCGACCTTGAGAGCTGTTCCCTCAAAACCAACCGCCTTTAGCAGTCCTACTAAATCAGTGTCCGACAACTTTGTTGCTCCTTTGTACTTCTCTAGCGGGTCCACAGGAACTTGCTCTACAACTTTGACTGGCGCCTCAGCAACTGCGTTAGCAATCGCTTGAGGAAATGTGCCAAGTACCAAGCCGTATACTGCAAGTACCGCTATCTTTTCTATCTTATCTTTTCTGATATTAAGCATTTCTGCTCCTCTCAGTTGGCGAAAGCCACCTTGTGAGTGGCTCTGTCATGTTCTAGGAAACACCAGAGTTACATGGGGTGTCAAGTTGAACTCACAATTTTTATTGATAAATACATCTAAACACGAGTTTACGCATAAATATTTAATAATATTTAAATTAAACGCGGTATTATTATTGTTATCATCCTATGATATACATCACACCTATTGAACGGATACACCTTGAGCGTACAAGACTGGGCTGCTTTATCATCTACAATATTAGGCGTAGGCGCAGCTGTAATTATAGGTATCCGTTGGACAATTAAACATTACCTGTCAGAACTTAAGCCCAATGGCGGCTCATCGTTAAAAGATGCCATTAATAGAATTGCCGTGGACATGGTTGAAGTTCGTGTATCATTGTCAAGACTTGAGGGTCGTTTCGATCAACACGTAGAAGAAGGAGAAAAATGAATAAAGCAATGATTGAATCCTACGTACGTAACTTGCTTGGCCAGGTTATTGGAGCCGTAATGATTGTCATGCAAACAAGCGGAGCAGCAACCCCACTAGATTTTGGTTCAGGAGAATGGCTACTAGTAGCTAACGCTCTATGGGCATCTCTAGTCCCAGTAGCCCTTCGCTACATCAATAAGAAGGACCCAGCGTTTGGCCGCGTAGCAACTATCGGCCTTGCTGAAATTACTAAGAAACTTGCAGTAGAAGCCTCTGTAGCTAAGAAGGCTCCAAAGAAGAAATAAAGACCTACAACTAGGGGAGCAGCTATGTGCTGCTCCCTTTTTTGTTGTACACTTAAAGAAGGAGGAAATAAATGAAATGTTGTAACTGCGATACCAAAGCGGCGTACTCCGTCGCTGACCCGGGAGTTAACCCTTTAGATTACTGTAATAGCTGCTTGCCAAAGCACTTGCAGGAACGAGCAAAGGCTGGGCACTTTCCACTGAATAAATCAGAAAAAGTAGAGACTCCAAAAGAAGAACCAAAAGCTTAATAATGAAAACCACTCGTGTGAAAGCGGTTCAGGTACACCCAATACCTAAACAAGTTATGAGTCCGTCTGGACCGTTTCCACAAGAGATATTTAGAGAGTCTAAAATTAATAATGAGTACGAGCCAGAAGTACCTGAAGACGGAAGTAATTTTCCTATTGGGTCAACTGCTCAAAATAACTTTAAAGGCGCCCGTGTACTAACTTGTTCAGAGTGTAATGAACGAGTTCTAGAGCATAAGACAGGCGACCATACCTGTAAGGAAGAGTAATGGCAGCAAGAAAAAGAGCTCAAGTACCAAGTGTTGACGTACTTCTCGGTGGCTATCAAGTAGGTCAACCTTCTAAAGCATCTAGCCTACCTACTCTTGATGAGTATTTATTTAACCCCTCATCTAAGGTAAAAAAAGAAGAAGTAAAAACAAAGTATAAAGTTATAAGTACCTATAACTTAAGAGCCACAAGGTCCTCTAACCCGAGGCGACCAAGAACTTTAAAGGCTGGCTACGATGCAAGCACACAAACTTTAACTGTTATTTTTTGGGACGGAACTTGGTGGAATTACTATGATGTTCCAGCGTACTTGTGGGAAGGTTTTGTTCTTTCAGAATCCCCAGGTAAGTACTTAGAAGCTTCTGGGCTTAATAAATGGCCTAAAATGGGACTAGCTGATCCTGCGGGAATGCCAAGAGATCAAAGGGTTCAAATGAACGAGATTAAAACATTTGATGCGTATATGTATGGAGATGGTGGCGCCTTCGCGGCTGATTAATATGAAATCACTCGGACCACTATACGGAGATGTACTTCAGTATTACCACCGTAATTTTCTTCCCATTGTGGAAAAAGGCTGGACTCAAGAGACAGAGCACCCGTTTAGACAAAGCAAAGTGTGTTTGGTGTTTCGTATCCCATTTACTAAGCCTGGGTTTGTGTTGGGGTTGTGGAAACGCTCTGAAGGCCTTGTCTTTGATGAAGATGCCGATGATATGATTGCTAAAGCCTTAGGCCTTAGAGACATGGAACTTGACACAGAAGAGATAGGGGATTGGCGTGTTTAAAAAGAAAAGCCCTTGGGATAAGCCTTTTTCAGAAAAAATTGTAAAACGCGTAAGAAAGATACACACAACCGAACTTGAAATGTGGATTGAACAGGCTACATACGAGATAGGTCGCTGTATGAGCGTTTACTCTAGAAACCGTGATATTGCGGCCCTAGAAGAAGCATTGACGGGCGCAGAGGCCCTTCATGCTGTTGTACACGAGTTGCACACTAGAACTACTAGAACACTTGGGTAAAAACGACATGTCGACATTTCCGCTACAATTATCTTGCCTCTCTTCCTTCTCTCCCGTGTGTGGCAACGTGAACCCTGGTATACCTACCAGGGTTTCATGTTTTTTACTAGACTAAGGAACATATGAGCGAGTTAGAATTTTTAGAAGAAGAAGAAGAACTCTTAGAAAATGACGAAGAACTCCTTGAAGAAGAGGAAGAAGAGTTAGACGAACTTTCTAAAGAGTTTGTACGCAAGAT